AGTGGATAGCTTTGGAGAGGTCTTCGATGTCGTCATATTTATGGTCTGCTCTGCAGATGTATTTGATTGCATTTCCTAAGTGGAAGTTGAGTTCTTGATCACGTACAAAATCCCAAACTTGGATTGATCCACGCCTGTAATATTTGGGTCCGCTTTCATTGGTGGTTTCGGCCATTTTTCGAGTAGATTTGTAAGGCTATTAGCTAGAACAAAGTTCTGTTTCTGTAGTGCTAGGAAGACAGTGTTAATGTCTTCTCTAGATGTTTCTGGATTCTCTATTGAATCCTTTATGAGTCGTAGTTTTAAATCTTGCTCAACTGTTAATTTGGTAATTGGCTGAGGGACTCCATGGTATGGGTTCCATTTTTTCGTCGTCATAATCCTCGTTAGTTAGTATTCTTGCTAGACGTGCATTCTCTAAAGCGATATCTTCCGATAATCCCTTCTCTTTGAATGCTTCTACAACTGTTTTCCAGCTATATCCCTTCTCTTCAAACAGAGCAACAGCTCTTTTAACTCCAATTCCAGGTACACCTGCATAGCCGTCGGTGTTATCTCCAGCCATTGATTGAATTAGATGCCACTTAGCTCCCTCTTCGGGTTTGATGAGTGTGGACTCTTCAAAGTTCCATAGCATTCCAGGAATTTGTCGCATATCCTTATCTGGACTAACAATGATATTGCCTGTATTTTTTGTGGCATAAATTCCCATTGAGTCGTCTGCCTCTAAGGTAGGCATTTTAATTACTGAATATTCTTCAGATAATTTGTTAATGACACGTCGATAGGCGCAAGGCTTCTTACGATTTCTGTGTCCTTTGTAATTCTTTTGGATATCCTTTCGAAAGTTTTTACTGTCACTAAAGAACAGTATCATTTCATCAAAGGAACCAAACTTGTTGGCGATTCTGTTGAGTTCACGTTTGACACAGCTATAGGCTTCTTTAAATGACGAGGTAACGACTATTACGTCATCGCCAAAGTCGATCTCGGATTCCGCTGCAGCTGTACATTTGTATACCACAAAATCGCAGTCAATTAATAGTTTCATACACCATCCTCCTTACATAATCTGGGTCGTCATATACATACTGACCATTTGCTTTTAAGGTGTATGGTTCAAATTTCATTTCATCTTTAATAAAATCTATTGCATCTAGTAAAGGTCTTGTTGAAAAAAACCATTCACGTTGAGGTAAGTACCTGTATTCGTGGAATAAGTCATGTAGCTCTTTTTCTAATCCATGATAAATTGTATCCGCTTTAATACAAGCTAATACTCTTATATCTTTCGGATAATGAGTTAAATAACTTTCAATTCTGGCTTCTAAACATTTTGCTTTGCCTATTTTTATTAAAGTAGGATCATGAGCATAGCTTATAAAATAACATCCACTAATAGTGCCAAAACCATAACTATAACTTTTTAAAATATTAGCTATAGATTTATGTACATATTTATTTGGACTATCTAGTACATGCTTTTTAGAGAAACGTCTATCCTTAATCCTTGTATCAATAGATGCAAAACTTTTATCAATGGACTTCTGACCAATCTCTTCCTGACTTTGCCTCTGCTGCAATTGGGACTCTAAGGTTGTAGTACTCTCCAGCTCTAACTGCTGAGTGTTCAAGGGTGAACTTAACGTCATCTATATCTTTTGGTTCGCACTCGTATTGAAGTTCGTCATGTATAAACGCAAGCTGATGAGTGGATAAATCAGCTTCTTTTAATGTGTTATCTGCTATAAGTAGCCATCGTTTTGCAATAACTCCAGCTGAACACTGAAGTAAATAATTAAGAGCTTTGTGAGTGCTATCTACATAGATTTTTCTTCCATCGACAGCCATGATCGTGCCTGAAGCAGACCGCTTCTTAACAGCCTGTAGTAGCTCTGAAAGTCCATCGATGGCTTCGATGAACGCGGCTCGTACTTGTTTTCCTTTAGCTCTTGCCTTATTTGGTGATAGTTGTTTATCGACTGAGAGTCCGATTTTTGCATCTCCTGCTCCATATAAGAAGGCATACGTGACTGTCTTTACAGCTCGTCTACTTATGCCAATTTTGTCTGCGTTGACTTGGTGTATGTCTCCATTGAGGAGGATGTCTGCATAACGACCACCGTCGTATCGAGCGAGGTAGTGAGCAAGCATCCTGAGTTCAATGCCAGCAAGGTCAGCCCCGACCATAACCATTCGTGGCGAGGCGGTAAATAGTTCTCTAAATCTTTCATCTGCTGGTACTTGGGCTAAATTTGGTTTTCTATGAGCACATCTAAATGTGTTAGTTGAGACTGAACAGTTGTGGTGTATCCGATTAGATGTCGTACATAGCCTCTGCCATGCGTTCACGCCTTCGGATATCATTCCTAATGCTTTCTTCAGTTCCAAGCATCGGAGAAAGTTCAGAGCTATATCCGAGCCAATCTCCTTTAAGACTATCTCGTCTACTACGGGCTTCCCGTTCAAGCTTATTGATGACGGATTCCAGCCATGATGTGTTGTCAGTACCCATGCAATATGGTCTCTTGATGTGGGGTTAAGTTCTTTGAGTCGTTGTATCTCGCATCCTTCTACGTATCCGAGTGTCCTGTTATCTCGTTTAGGAGTGAACAACGTTCCTGCAACGTAAGTGTGCTGTCCTCGAAGTAATCGAGTAAGCTCTTCCATCTCTGTTCGGAGAGATGATTCAAGTTCGTAACTCTTTTGTTCATTAAAATACCATCCATGAAGTTCCTGTTGGGTAAGTATCTGCGCGACTGAGTGCTCTAACGCAACCCAGTCAGGTAGGGGTGAAAGTGGTCGCATAATTTCTTAGTAACTTCAACGTCTTGAGCGCAATAATCTTCCATCTCTTGACTCCACTCAGACCAATCGGATGTCTTTCCGAACTCTCCTTTATATTCGCCAAGCCTATAGCCGTATGACTCCAGACTATGCCTTCCATAGAGCTGTAGTGGCATGTGTCGCCACGTATGCTTTCTATCTATGTCAAGGATATTTGGGTGGTATAGACGTGATAGAAGAAGAGTGTCAACAATGCGAGCAGTGGGAGAGAAATAGTTATATAGTTTGCCAAGACACGGGAGATCAAAACCAATAATGTTATGACCAACAAGCGTGTCAGCAACAAGTAACTTACCAATACCCTCAGAGATGGAATATTTATTATTCTTTTCATCGTTGTATGTTTCTATTTGATCAGTTGTGGAATCGTATATCGCTAAGCAATGAATACGTGTCACATCGTTCAGTAGACCATCTGTTTCTAGGTCAAAGACGAGTGTCATTTCTTCTTTTGCCACGTATATGTTTTATCTTTAAACTGAGCTTTCTTAATTGCCGCCTCGCTAGGTGGCTTAGGTTTATTTAATTGTGTTGGTTCCTTAGCGTGTTTGTACCAAGGGTGTTCGTATTCACTGTCCTCAAAAATCCGTGGTTTCGCTGGTCCCACGTAGAAAGGATGGTTCTTTAGCATCATTCTCACTAAATCTGCAGTTGGATAAGTCATATTGAAGTTCACATGCAACGCCCACCTCACCACTGTATCTATTTTTGAGGAGTCGTAAGGTAGTACTATCGTCGCTGTTTTGTTGGTTTCTTTCGAGGGCTATGAGATTGTCACTTAATTGAGAAATGCTTGCCGATCCGCGAAGCTGTCCCAAGGTAACTCTTGCTCCCTCTTCATGATTCTTGTCTTGTTGAGTACGTCTAAGATGACTAACTAAGAAGAGATGTATTCCAGTACGTTCAACTAATGACCTTAAGTCAGTCATAGTTTTATCTATCATTCTCCTCTCCTCGCCATCTAATCCACTTAACAATATACTCAGGTGATCGAGGAATATAACACGACACTCCAATCCACAGGCGAGATACTCAATGCGTGAGTATATAACTTGAGGATCGAAACTCCCAAACCCATCATAGAGATAAAGATTCCAATTACCAATAGTGGATCGATATATATCTTCGAGTTGTTGTTTGTCATAACCTCCAAGATGTAATGGTTTTCCTGCAGCTGTAGACATCAAGCCTAAAGCTGTTCTTCTGTTTGATTCTTCCAGAGCCAGATAGCCGACTTGTTCTCCCCTTTCGAGTAGGTGAGTTGCAAGTTGACGGCAAAAGGAACTCTTCCCAGAGCCTGTACCTGCAGTAATCGTAGTAAGCTCGCCGTATCTAATTCCGTGTGTTTTTTGTTGTAATCCTTTGAAGGGATACTCATGATTGCATGGTGGTTCGGGTGTGGTTACAAGCTCTAAGAGACTCTTACCATCGACTATCCCGTCAGGTTGGTATGGCTTTGCATCCCATATAGCCCGCCTTATGGCTTCTGAGTCATTCGCTTGCAGAGCTTCTGAAGCGTCTTTATAGGATTCGAGCCGTGCAATTTTGACCTTCCCAGGTGGTAGTACTGATGCAGCATCCTCGCTTGCTTTTCTT